TTGTAGTTCCATGTTTATTGAAATCAGCAAAGTTACTTCCCATAACTGGTCTAAAGTCTCTTGATTCAGGAGAAGAATATTCTAAGAAATAGGGGTGGGTTTTAATTAAATTATCATCTCCATCCGAAGTGGCCTTATTATCGAATAACATTCCTATAGTCCCACTAGCATCAACCATTTTTACAGCCCAAGCATAATCATTATTGTGATAACCATAAGGATATTTCATTAATTTATTTCTACCAAATTTAGCATCTGATATTCTATAAGCAGTAGCATAACCATTTACTCTACCCTTATCGGTTGCATAGGTATCTTTAATTTGTCCGTCTTTTCTTCTTCTATTAATGTAAGAAAGATACTTACCTCTTTGTAATCCAAAATATCTCCATTTAGTATTACCGTATCTATCTATCATATCAGAATATAATAAGTTAGAACCGTAATCATATTGCCCATCATCATCTCTACTAACGCTTTGGTCAGTTATATGGTGATATATTCCACCACTCCATTTAACAGGTTTACGAATATTATCGGCGGCATTTGGGCTAGATAAAAGAGGATTAGTTAAAGTCACAACTCCCCCTTGTCCTAGTCCTTGAGTGTTTAAGAAATATAATCCTTGAGTAAAGTAATCTGTTAATACTGTTATTCTGAGTGTGTTCGTTAAACTACTATCTTCAAATAAACCTTTAGCAGTATTAGTAAATTTAGTTGACTCATATTTTCTACTAAAGAAAATTACATGAGCATCGTCAGCCGCATCATCTTCAAATACATGACCAATAGTAAATACTCCATTGTTCGCTCCTTTTTCATGTCCTTCTATATGTATTCTCATACCTGCCGATAAAGAAGATAAGAAAGCCATAGAAGCAGTGCCACTTGCAGTTAAAACTCCAACTTTATACTTTGTTCCTCCAAATTTATCTATCCCACTTGCATCATCGAAATCAAAATCATTGGCCGAATAATATTGTGGTGGACTTGCTTCTCCGTAGTATTTACAAATACTTTCACTGCTTGTTACTGATTTAAATAAGGGTCTATCTAAAGTAAAAGCAATTCTATCATTCGCTAATCCAGCATTAGAACCAGTGCTAATGTCTATAATTTTACCAAATAAGTTTCCACTAGAATCAAATATAAAATCTCCTTCTTTTAATTCTTCTATGTAATCTTCTAAAGAAGTCCCCGCACCTATTAGTTCAAATTGGAATATACCATTATATCCTTTAGGTTGAGTATCTGGAAAATTACCAACACTTACTAAATATTTATCTCTACTATCTAATGGGTTATTATCTACTCTTGCTAAAACCACTGGACAAATAGGAGCAACTTCTATTGAAGTTTCTTTATCCTTAGAAGTTAAATTAACTATTTCATAATCAGTCAAAGAACTAACCGTATGTAAGTTAACGAAATCAATAGTAAATTTATCAGTTATTTCATCTGCTAAATGACAATAAAATGGTAAATCAAAATCTATTTTATCAGGAGCATGAATACTATATCCTTTGGCTAACGGATGATTACTACTTGAACTACCCACTAAAGTAGTGCTATCATTATAAGGCGCAAATTCATTACTTAAACTTAAAGAATTACCACCTGTAAAAATAATACCTTTATCACTAGTTCCACTTAATGAGTTTACTCTAGTTGTTGTATATGGATTAGATGATAACGCTTTAGCAAAACTAATTGTATTACCTCTTATAAATTGCTTAGTTGTTTCACTAGCCGCAGAAGTATCTGATATATCGTCAGGCACA